GACCGCGTTCACCTGCGTCGACCTCAACAGCCGTCAGCTCGGATCGTTCCCGGTGTACGGCATGAAGGGCGACACCCCCGTCGCGCTGCCCGAATGGAGCTCGAGCCCGGAGCCGGCGTTGTACGAGTCGTGGCCGCAGTTCCTCCAAGGCGCCGTGAATTCGCTGCTGTTGCGGGGCGAGGTCATCACGCTGGTGACGGGCCGGTACACGTCGGGGCAGATCGCCCGGTTCATCACCCTGAACCCGGACCTGGTCGACGTCGAGTTCATCGACGGCCGCCAACGGTTCTCGCTCGCCGGCGAGGAGCTCCCCGAAGGCGACGTCCTATTGACCCGCTACCAGTCGATCCCCGGCCGGCTGCGGGGTATCGGCCCGTTGGAGTGGGCGGCCCAGTCGATGGTCACCGCCGCCGCGTTGGAGGGCCAGGCGGCGGCGATGGCAGCGAAGGGCGGCGTCCCGTGGGCGGTGCTGAAAGGACAGGCGAACATCAACGCCCAGCAGGCCGCCGAGGCGCAGGCCCGCTGGGTTGCCGCGTCGGCTCGCCGTGACGGCGCCCCCGCCGTGCTGGGCAACGGATGGGACCTCGAGACGCTCACGTTCTCACCGAAGGACATGGCGCTCCTCGAGCTCAAAGAGGTGAGCTCGCGGGAGATCTGCGCCGCGTTCGGTGTGCCCGCCTTCCTGGTCAACGTGGCGATGGCCAGCGGCTTGACGTACAGCAACGCGACGAGCCTGTTCTTCCAGCATTGGACCGCGACCTTGCGGCCCATGGCGGGCCTGATCGCCGCGGCGTGGTCGCGGTGGCTGCTGCCCCGCGGGACCCGCATGGAGTTCAACGCCGACCGCTACACCCAACCCGAGCTCGGCCCCCGCATGGCGACATGGGCGCAGGCGTTCGGCATCCAGGACCCCGCCACCGGCGAGCGGGTCATGTCCGTCGCCGAGATCCGTGCGGCGGAACGGCTCGCGCCGCTGCCGGCCGGGTCGGAGTCGCCGAACCTCGACGCCCAGACGTTGACGGGAGCCAGCCAGTGAGCATCCTGTACCGCCACGGCTTCGCCGGCGACCTCCAGCTCCGCGACGCCGATGACGGCCGCTCCTACGTCGCGGGCCGGGTCGTCCCGTTCGGCGCCGCGACGACGATCGTGGAACCCGACGAGGCCGGCCAGCTCGTCACCTACCGGGAACGGTTCCTGCCCGGCTGCCTCGACCGGCAAGCCCAATCGGCCGGCGGCCAGTGGCGTCACGTCAAGTTCAAGCTCGGCCACTCCGACATGCTCGAACGCGAGGTCGGCGCCGCCGTCGCCCTCGAAGAACGCCCAGACGGTATCCACGGCACGTTCCGCCTGTTCCGCGGCGCCGACCTCGACAAGGTCCGCTCCATGTTGGAGGACGCCTACACCGGCCTGTCCGTCGAGTTCCGGGCGCTGCGGACCGTCACCGACGGCGACCTCCAGTCGCGGGCCGAGGTGTACATCGGCGGCGTGGCCGCCACCCCGATCCCCGCCTACCCCGGGGCGCTCATCACCGCCGTGCGAGAGGCGACCGTCGACCTCGACGCGACCCCACGGCTCGACGCCGCCCGACGCCTCCTCGAGGAGCTACGTGGCGCTGTCGTCGCCTCTTGACGGCCCTGGCCCCGGCGGCCCGCCGGCCCTCGTAGAGGACGCCACAGGCGCCTACGCCGTGTCGTGGCCGCAAGGCCGCCCGGCGGAGTTCCTGATCCGGTCCGGGTTCTTCGAGCAGCTCGTCGAAGAGGCCAACGTCGGCCGGCGGGCGCTGCCCGTCCTGGCCGCCGTCGCTGACGCGTTGACCCGTTTGGTGCCAAGCTGACGGCTGGTCGGACCCCCCGAGCTGTCCGTGCCCGAAGGGCGCTGCCCCCGGGACGGACCCGGCCCCCGGGAGAAGGGGTCGTCACTCCTAGAAACCGCCCGCCCATATGGGTTGATCCGGCAGTGGGGGTCCGGCCAACCCTCAACCGCGGGTTGACGGCTGGTGGTACCGTCCTCGTAGCGAGCCAGGTACGGCCACCCCGAAGCGGGCCCCCCCGTCCGGCGCTACGGCGTCTCAGACGGCCACCCCCGGTCCCGGCCCCCCCGTGAAGCGAGCGAAACCCACACCGTTTCGCACCCACGGGAGTACGCCGTGTCCTCCACCCTTGTCCAGAACCTGATCTCTGAGCGGGAGAAGAAGCTCGGCCTGATCGAGGTCCTCACCACCCGCGCCGCGGATGAGGGCCGCGACCTCACCGACGACGACCAGCAGGCCATCCAGGACGCCCAACAGCACATCCGCAAGTGGAACGGCCAGCTCGAGACGCTGGCCGTGGACATCGAGCTCGGCGAGGAAGCCGCCGGCCGCCTGGCTCGCATCACCCGCTCCGGGGCGATCGGCTGGTCCGACCACCACTACCGGTCCGACGGCGAGCTCCTCTGGGATCTTCTGCACCAGAACGACGCCGACGCCCAGTCCCGCTACCGCCGCGTGTACCGGCGGGCCGCGGAACACATGGGCACCCTCATCGCGGAGACGACCCCGACCGCCGGCGACCTCGCCGGCCTCGTCGTCAAGGCCCCCCAAGGGCCCGTCATCAACCCGTACCGGTCGGGGATGCCGCTCGTGTCGGCCATCGGCTACCGCGACATCCAGGCGTCGCAGGGGTTCGGGTTCTCGAGGCCGCAGGTCGTCGACGCGAACCTCGCGACCGGTGTCGGCGTCCAGGCGTTGGAGAAGGCCGAGCTGGCGTCGAAGGCGTTCTCGGTGACGACGACCGCCGTCACGATGCAGACCATCGGCGGCTACCTCAACATCTCCCAGCAGCTCCTGTCCTTCGCCCCCGACTCGTTGGGGATCATCCTCGAGCAGCTCCGCATCCGCCTCGAAGAGGCGCTCGAGGTCGCGGCGGCGGCAGCGATCACGACCGGGTCGACGCTCGTCACGACGTCGGACACCGCCACCGCCGACGTGATCCTCAAGGCCATCTACACGGCAGCCAGCGCCTACTACGTGAAGACCAGGCAGATGCCGACCTGGCTGGCGATGGGCCCTGCCGGATGGGCCCGCCTCGGTGGCCTCACCGACCTCGCCGGCCGACCCATGTTCCCGACGCTCGGCGCCAGCAACGCGCCCGGCTCCGCCGCGGCGACGTCGTTCTCCATGACGGTCGCCGGCCTCCAGGCCGTCGTCACGCCGGCCATCACCGGCGACGGCTTCTTTGTGGGCGGGCCCGCCGCGATCGAGGGCTACCTGTTCCGGTATCCGATCCTCGAATCCGTCGAGCCGTCCGTGCTTGGCCGTCAGGTCGCCGTCGCCGTCGAGGCCGGTACCCACAAGCCGCCGGCGTTCGTCGGCGCCATCCAACGGATCGACGCCACGTGAGCACACTCGCCCGACGCGTCGAAGAGGAATACTCGGCGAGCTATCCGCCGTGGATCGTGTGGAACGTCCCGTCGACGGCGACGCTCACGAGCATCACGCCGGCCACGGGCGTGCAGTCCCAGACGCCGATCGCGCAGCTCGACTGCACCGGCACCGGGTTCACGGCCGGGGCCCGCATCTTCCGCGACGGTGTCCCGCTCGCGACGTCGGTCGTCACGGCCGGGACCGTGCTTAGAACCACGGTGTTCATCCCCTACCCGGTCGGGACGATCAACGTCCGAGTCCAGAACGACGGCCAGCTCCCCACGAACGCACGAGTGTTCACGGTGACGGCCACCGCCCGCGAGCTCGAAGAGGTCGAACCTGAGCCGGACGTCGAGGTCGAGCCGCCCGAGGCGCAGGCGCAGTATCCGGCGGGGGACGCCGATCCGCCTTCGGACGATCCCCCGCCGGAACGTCGCCGGAACGGCAACGGGCGGCGCAGAACGTGACCGCGGTGGAGTGGTGGCTGCTCGTCGCGGTGCTGGCCGCCAGCTTCGCCGCGGTCACGGCCATCGCCGGTCTCGGCCCCACCGCCGACCGCATCGGCCGAGCATTGGGCTACGCCTCCGTCGGCCTGGTCGCCGCCGGCCTGTGGGCGGCGCTCGGCTGATGGCATCCCAGGCGCTCCAGGACCTGTTCAAGCTCCGCATCCGCGCCGTCGGCCCATTGGACGACCACACCCTGCACTGCCTCGACGTCGCCGAAGCGTGGGTGTCGGACCGCGTCTACCCCGAAGACCAGGACGAAGCGACCCGCCACGTCGACGTCACCGAGGCGATCCTGATCCTCGCGCACCGCCTGTTCACCCGCCGCAACAGCCCGGAAGGCGTCGCGGGGTGGGGCGATCTAGGGGTGGTGCGGGTCATGGCCACCGACCCCGACATCCGGGCGCTGCTCGAGTACCACATCGACCACACGAACGTCGGCATCGCATGACACCGATCGTCACCGTCCGCGAGGTCATCTACCAGCTGCTCGCCGCGACGGCCGCCTACCCGGTGTACCGGTACCTGCCGGGCTCCGCCGACGACCTCCCGGCCATCGTCGTCGGCCGCCCCGACGCCGGCACCGACGCCGACGTCGCCGCCGTCGTCCGGGCGACGTGCAACATCACCGCCCTCGGCCGCCGCGACAACGACGACGACGCCCAAGCCGAGCTCGACACGCTCGGCGACTACCTGCTGTCGACGTTCTGGACGCCGGAACCCTACGAGGGCCTATCCGTCCTCCTCGACGACGTGACCGCCACCCAAACAGAAGTCGCCGGCCTGGTCATCCCGTCGTACACGGCCGCCGTCATCGCCCACTTCCGCTACTGCCCGTAGGAGATCCCCAGTGGCCAGCACCGTATTCAAGATCGAAACCGGGGTGTTCGCCCTCAGCCTCGTCGGCGCGTCCGACACGGCGGCATGGAACGCCCCCGCCGGGAAAGACGTCGACGTCGTAGTCCTCGCCGACTACACGACCCCCGGCCCCGGCGGCGACTTCTCCTGCCAGGTCACATCCGGCGCCCTCACCGCCAGCCCGAACACGACCGACGAGACGACCGCGGCCACGTTCTGCAGCCCTGAGCAGACCGTCACATCGGTGGGGGTCACGTCGTTCACGGCCGACATCAGCTTCTTGCAGGACCCCCAGATCGTCGCCGGCCTCAACCGGTTCCTGTTCGAGCACGACACGAAGCTCGCCTACTTCTTCCTCGGCCTCAACGGCACGTCACCGCCGAAGGTCGCCGGCAAGGTCAGGCTCATCGCCGGCACGATCGGCGGCGACGCCCGCGTCACCCTCACCGCCGACCTCAGCTTGCCGGTCGAGCAGAAACCCGACATCCAGTTCGGTGACATGACGAACAGCGACGTCGTCGAAGGGTCCGGCACGCAGGTCAAGGCGACCAGCTTCACCGCCGGTGTTCCCGGGACGATCACCCCCACGACGGCCACGTGGCCGGGGACGCTCGCCGAACTGACCGCCGCCGCCCCGCCGATCACCGCCTCACCGGCCACGGCGTGGACCGTCGGCCAGTACGTGCAGCTGCCAGGCACCGGCACGTCGACCGCCGGCTGGGTCCATTGGAACAGCACCGCGTGGGTTGCCGGCAAGAAGCCGTGACCCGGTGGCGGTCCGCTTGGCGTCGGTCATCACGGAGCTAGAAGACGCGCTCGACTCGCCGCGGCCGGCGGAGGCCGCCGCGAAGAAGCTCGAAGACGTCATGCGGACCGGCACCGGCCGGATGATCGGCGCCGACATGCGCCTGTCCGGCTTCAAGGGCCCGCCGGTCAAGCTGGACGGCGAGCACAAGCCGTCGTTGGCCTACATCGAGCTGGGCGGCGCCACCTACAACCTGGCCGACAAGGGCCGCCAGAAGGCCCGCAAGTTCATCTACCCCAAGCACAAGGCCCGGGCCGGGAAGGTGCGGAAGACGAAGAAGACGTCGGGACGTAAGGGCCACAAGCCCACCCTCCAGACGCCCGGCGGGTACCGGTACCGGGTCCGCGGTTCCCGGACCCGCGGCAAACGGATCACCGACACGTACGCCCCGAGGGCGCTCGAGGAGTCGATGGTGGCCGCCGCCCGCGTCTGCGCCGACATCTTCGACAGGGTCGTGTGATGGCCGACAAGAAACAGACCCTCGCGATCGAGATCACCACCAAGGCCGACCAGGCCAAGGCGGAACTGGCCGAGCTCGACCGGCGGGCCAAGGACCTCGAAGGCAAGCCGATCGAGATCCCCGTCGAGGTCGACGAGCGCGGCGCGTCGGCGAAGATGGACGGCGTCGCGAAGTCGGCCAGCGGCGCGAAGAACGCCTTCGCGAACCTGGTCGGGAACACGTCGCAGGACCTCGGCGAGCTCGGCGGCGTCATGGGCTCGATGGGCGTCGCGGTCGGCCAGCTCGCCGAGTTCACGACCGACGCCGCCCAGGAAACCGGGTCACTCACCGGCGCGTTGGCGGGTGCGGCGTCGATGGCCGGGCCGATGATCGCGTTGGCCGCGGCGGGGTTCGCCGTCCAGAAGGTCATGGGCGACATGAAGAAGCAGGCGGAGGAGGCCAAAGCCGCGAACGAAGCGTTCTCGAAGTCGTTGGAGCAGGGGTCGGGTGTCCTCACCGACTGGGGCGACGCGCTCGACGACGCGTTCTCTGAGGGGACGACCGACCAGGTTCAGGACCTGAACAAGTTCCTGAAGGACACGCTCGACGCGACCGGCGACCTGGGGAAGACGTCCACGGCGCTCGGTCAGATGGGTCTCACCATCGAAGATCTGGGCGGCGTGTTGAAAGACGCCGACGCCGGGTTCCGCCAGTTCGCGACCGGGTTCCTGACGACCAAGGGGTTCGGCGCGGCCGCCGCG